TAGCCCCTCACTCCCGAGTGGGAGTTGAAGCTACGCCTCCGCCTCACGTGAAGAACGAAGCATGCTTAGCTAACTGCCAAGTTCTGCCCACCGAAGGCCTCCAGTGGTAGATACCGGACCCATGACGGAAACCCGTATCCGCAATTTGCAACTGCGGATGTGTGTCCGGGTAGACCCCAGGAGGGGGGGGTGCTCCAAATCACCGAAGTTCGGAGTAATTACCGATATAAGGTGACAAGGGGCGCCCCCACGGTGTGGTTCTTCTGTAAGGTCCCCATTACGGGGATATACGACAAAGTCGTACATTGCTGATAAGTCCAGAGCAGGAGGCTCATGATGTCAATCGGTAAGAGTAAGGGACCGGCAACCCTAGGTAGGGTGCCTGTCGCCCATAAACGGATGCAATCGGGTTTGGGGTTTATATCCCAATTCAATCCCGACTTCCGTCCACTCCGGCCTGATGACGGTAATGAGCTGATCGCTTACGAGGAAACGGATCCAGCTATTATGCGCTTGCGCAAAACGCTGGAGCGTGAACTTCGGTTCGCGCGATCCTCCTTCCGGACTCTTCAGAATCTGAAGATGAAGGAATGGAAAAGAGCAATGCTAGAAGAGAAGCGTACCAGGGTGAAGCAGCTAAAGGCTGCGATCCTCGCTAAGCGCGTGAAATACGTGTATGCGGAGATCTCGATCGACCCAAGTTGCTTAGGCGATCCTCTGAATGAGGTCGCTATCGCAAACCTGTGGAAGACGTCAACTCATGGAGGCCACCTTCGCCATCGCTCACTGCTAAGGCCAGCAGATTTTCAAATGCTGTTCCATTGCAGTAAGTACAAGGTGAATAGTACCTTCAGGCGGACCCAGTACGGGTCCGCTGGTAAAATCACTCGTAACCATGACACGGTCCCGTCTGACGCGACCGGAGAAATCTGGTCATACGTCAGCCCCTTTCGGGGATCGGAACGTTATGTCGTTGGTTGGTACCGACATCACACCCGTATCCGGCGCCTTACGGCGAAGGAACAGCGGAAGATGCTCAAGGATCTCAATAAACAGAGATTCTCGGCATTGCTCCGTGATGAGATGTTGGTCCAGTGGTTGGGCGCTCATCCGCGCCCCGATCGTTCAACTGATGTCGAACTCTCGAATCTTTGGAATAATATCCAAAAGCTAGAGAGGGAGGTATCAAGCGCGATCCGCTTCCAACGGTGCTCGCACACGAAAGTGGAGTTTCACGGTCAAACCGCTGAGACCTTAGCGAGAGTTCCGTTTGGTTTCGGCGTTGACTACGCCGAAGGGCAATTGCCCGTGTATAACCCGGCTCGCCGACTAGGCGAAGATCCTTCGCAGGATGTTCGCTGTATCGAACAGCTAGTGTTCCCGGTTTTCGGGGACACGTGGGAAAATACATATTGCAACAAACTTGTCCGCGTCCCAGGAGCGTCTAAATGGCGTCTCATGGAGACCACGTTAGGTTCGTTGATTAGAAACGGAGGAAACTTCGTTGATATCTCAGCATACCTTGCCGATGGACAGGTTCGCACTAGCACGAGGTCGAAAGCGGTAACGCTACAGACCTTTGACAATGATTATGTCCCCCCGGACATCGTACCGGAGCATGATCGGAGTCAGATACTCACCGCTTGCCTTCGTCAGGCAAACAAAATAGAAGGCCTAGTCTTCGGACGCGAGTCCGGTGACCGCCTTGCGAGGAGTATTGTTGAATGCAAGGATCTCCCCCAAACAGCTGGCCAGGTGGGCGCTTTCGTCCGCTGGCTAGCGTGCGGGCTTCCTCTTGCGATGGATGGCATGCCACCATTGCAAGGAGTCGCGAAGACTCGCGTCTTAGCGGCTCAGACGGCCAGAGCGGCAGCTGCTGCCTGGCTATTCTGGAAGTTCGGGGTCGAACCAACTGCACATGATATTAATAATCTGTGTAGTGGTACTGGCAACTACCTGCAGCCCATGCGGGCGGGGTTGACATCAATGTACCGTTCACTGGAGCAAATCGAGTGGGACATGACATTTAAGATGAAGCATAAGTGGAAGGAGAGTGGCGTTACGGACGTTATGCCCGTTAACAAAACTCTCCGCACTGTGTGGATTCACCTGCCGTGTTTACCCATGACTTACTCCTCATCCCTCAGCCCGTGGCCGACCGGTTTCCGGTTTGACGCGGGGTTGGTTGCGCTACCCGAACAAACGAAAGTTTGTACGGATTCATATGCGCGACCGACGGCGACATGCGCTAATGGATGCGTGATATTGAGTGAGTTGGCTAATCGCCTAATCTCTCAATCCGACTGGGATACTAATCTAGACTGGTTGGAAGCGCAGATACAGGAGATTTTATTTCCTGTATGCACCTCCACTGCCTGGAAGACCCTGGACACTAATGTGTTCGCTCGCTTTAGTGCGGACGACATTGCAGCTGCCTATGGTTGGAATGGTAATGGACTTTCCGATCTGTACGGTATTCACCGTGCATTGACTACCTCGTGGGAGGTAATGCCTCTTAGCTTTATAGCTGATTGGTTCCTTTCTACTAGGGAAGTGATGAGTGCCCTTGATTTACGGGCATTCCTCAGGGAAGAAGGGCTGAGACTTCAGCCCTTGGACGGCGTGTGGTTAGGGCACCGTTTCCAGTACTGGAATACGGTGCAATGGCCGCGTGCCGTGGTTACAAAGGCATATGTCGGTACCTTCGATGGTCTCGCCGCGCACGGTGTTCCGGGGTTACCGGAATCGTGGCGCGGAAGATCGACGACGACTCGGGTCGTAACCGCAGCGCAAGCGGGTTACCCCAATACCCCGGTAGGGCAAGCCTACTCCTCAACGGAGTTAAAGGCGCTCTTCTCGTGGTGGGGTGGCCCACACTACGACTCTGATCCCGAGTCCGAATCACACTACCCGTGGAACATTAGCGACGATGCACTAACCGTGCACATGCCGATTTTGTCCCTCGAGATAGCGGTCTCTACTGCGGCTGATCAGCCCAGTAGGGTGTGTGGTAAAGGTACGTGCTATCAAAGATATCAAATAGATGGGAGCTTGCGCCCCCTGGCGTTTGTGCCAGTCTTTGATACGAAGGTGAACGCAGGAAAGATGATAAGCCTTGCGGCTTTGATATCTAACCTGGTCAAGACGCCGAAAGGCGTTTCGAAAATCCGGTTTTCGCCGGTTGCACGATTCCTAACACGCACAGGTCCGTGACCTGTCTGTTGGGGGTTGGAGAGGCACGACATCCTTCTGAAAGAGGGAGGGTGTCTTCAATTCCGCAGTGCGGATTATTAACCACAACAAACAAGAAAGGATAACAGACCATGAAACAAATCGGCCTGTTCAATAGTAGCGGCGAAGTTGTCGCTATACCTATGGAAGCTGATACGGCTGGCGGTGCGAAGGCCATTGTGGACTTCATTCCGCTGTCCCACCTCAGCACTCGTACGGAGATGTCACTCCAGGGCGCGGCGGAGACGTCGCGTAAAGGAGTTGTGCGCATTCTCCTGAAGGTCAACCTCCCCTATTCGGGGTTGTACCCATCCGACATCGCGACGGGCGAGAGCAATTTGAAGTTCTCGCCTAATCGTTCCGTCGGTGCGGTGTCAGCGCATCTTGTGCTGACGTTGCCTAAGGAGTGCGTACAGGACATCGTCCAGCAGAAAGCCGGTTCGACTGGTCGCGATTGTGCGATTTCGCACATCGCAACCGTGCTCGGTATTCTGGAGACTGTGCTCCCGCGCGGTAATGGTAAATGCTACTTCATGAATAATGGAGATGGCAAATACCTCGCCGCTGTGGAGAACGGTCCCCTCCCTGTCACGGCTTCCGTTGAGGGAGCTGTGCCTGCGATCACCGGTCACCCTCACGGCGCTGAAGCTCTGACGACGTTGATTGATCGTGCTTGTCGGGGTTATACCCCGCTTGCCGATGTCGACACCGTCGGCGTTCAGGCTCCTTGAGGAACCGATTCGCAGAAAGATGGGAGTCCAGAATTATGAGCAAGTCACCGGCCCTTATGCAGAGCGCGGATTGGTGGGCTTATTCGCTTACCAGTACCTTGCCTAGTAATCCGTGTGGGTCTAGCTCACCGTTGGCGAGCAACTCACAGTGCCCCCTCCCTGGCGTCCAGCCGTCTCAATCATACGAGGCAGCATTGGGCGTCTTACGAGAGGGTACTCTTAAATCCTCGGAAGCCAAGACACTGCTGGCGCTTGCGAAATGCATGCGCAAATGGCGGTTCTCGGCGTCTTCAGAAGCAAAAGCTCGGAAAGACAAAGCTTTGGATGGCTTTGTTGCGCGGAATAATGCCGCAAGAGCTCTGATAGGATGTGAAACAATTCCGTGGGCGATTCGCCTACGGATGCGTGTCCTCCTTGATAGTTGGCTCCCTGAAATTGGGAGTGTTGCTGATGGTAGGTTCGGTCCGGGTGCATGTGCTGAAAAGTGGTCCCATTGCAAGAGGTTTAAACATCTTGCGCAGTGGTGCCATGAATCGGCACATTGGCCGGAAGTTCCGAGAGGTCACGCCGACATGGATGCCCATGTGGCGCGTCTCTGTGCCGTTCCAAAACAGTTTGACAAGGATCGACTAATCACTGTCGAACCTGCCTATCGTACATTCGCCCAACAGGCGGTACGAGATACACTGTTAGCCTCGATCCACTTCGGACCCCTTGCGGGCTCCTGCATGGATTTGGGATTCACAAACGGTCAGAGGATACAGCGCTCGCTTGCAAAACTTGCGAGTGCTACCAAGGCGTATGCCACTCTAGACCTTAAGGATGCGAGCGACAATATCACGTGGGAAGATGTACAAAATGTCTTCCCTCCGTGGGTCGTGATGCTCCTCGAGGCGACGAGGTCGGATTCGTTCACCGACCCCCGAGATCGAAGCGTTCACCCAATGGCGATTTTCGCCGGTATGGGCAACGCGACGACTTTTGTGGTTGAAACCTTGTTCTTCAGCGCATATGTCAAAGCCTTTGCGTGGACGCGTGGCATGAAATGTCGCGTATCCACATTTGGCGATGACGTGATCTGCACTGACGAGGTAGCTCAGGCGCTACTAGCAGAGGGCCAAGCCCCCTGCTTTGTGGTTAATGAGCAGAAGTCCTTCGTTGGTAAGGATGCATTGCGCGAGTCCTGTGGTATCTTCGCCTATAATGGCGTCGATATTACCGTTCCCCGAATTGACGGTTACGACAATTCGCCTGGGGGCCGCGAGGCCCTTTCAGCGTTGAGTCGCTCCCTTAATAGGGATCCGTTATTCTGGGGTCTCGCTTCAGCTGTTGCAGCTGAGGGAGGGCTCCCGGTTACGCGTGGATGGGTCCTAGGGTTTCCAACTCTGGTTGATCCGTTATGTTGTACTCCGGTTAATGAGGAATTAGAACAGTCCGTGGTTAGAGACCCAGGTCTGCAACGACTTGTGGTCAAGGTTGCATGGTACGAACCACGATATGCCGAAGTCCGGTGCACGAATGCACCTGACGACGACGTATCAGCTGGGCTACTATGCGCCTGTCTCCTCGGGCAGGCACGCACGGTACGTAGGGGGCATCACTCCTACGTTAGGTTTGATGCCGAAGAAGCCGGGCACAATAATCTCCAGCTGCGAAAGCGCTGGCATGAGTACGTGCGCGACATTCCCCCGTCCGATGAGGATCTCCTACTCGCGAGAGAGGAGTCTGTCGGACTTCGGGAGCTTCGGCGGAGGGACCCGGTCCTGAGCAATCAGGATCTGTTCTCGAGCTCCGGATGGAGCTTAACCGACCATGCCGACTCCGGCGACGGAGTCCCAGTGAGAATCTGGCGATGCACGCTTAAAAGGTAGCGGCATCGGGGGTCCTAACTAGGGGACCTCGGTTTGCTCGCGTGGCGCGTTGCGCCATGCGAGGGTCACAG